ATACTGGAGGAATGAAATGACTACTTCTACGCAGGAGCCAGAAGTTAAATGGTCGCAAGACCAAATGGTAGAGGTAACCTTAAATGAACCTGATGATTTTTTAAAGGTTAGGGAAACGCTGACAAGAATTGGTGTAGCATCAAGAAAAGAAAAGAAACTTTACCAAAGTTGCCATATTTTGCACAAGCAGGGTAGATACTATATCGTGCATTTTAAGGAACTTTTTGCTCTAGATGGAAAACACGCTAACCTTACTGTTAACGACGTTCAGCGTAGGAATCGTATTGCTCGTCTCCTTGCTGATTGGGGCCTTATATCTGTAGTTAATTCAGAATCTGTTTCTGATATTGCTCCTCTTAATCAAATTAAAGTTCTTGCTTATAAAGAGAAAGGAGATTGGATTTTAGAGCAAAAATATAATATTGGAAAGAAAGGAAAGACCGAGACTAAGGAATGACGGTTAACACTATATTATTAGTACTTTTGGTGATCGTTAACTATACAAATTTCTATCTTACGCATCTGCATGGTAGGAAACCGAAAAAAAGAGAACGGAGATCATCACCTACCTTTTTAAGGGATCGTGTATAATTAGTTATGTCGCCGTAAGGGACACAACTAAACACTCGCTTTAAAAGGAGAACTATCATGACTAACCTAGCAAGGTATCACGCAACAAATCTTCCAGATCTTTTTGATAAGATTACGAAGAATAGTATAGGAATGGACGATTATTTGAATCGGTTCTGGGATCTCGACACTACTTCCAATTACCCACCTTATAATTTAGTCCAAGTAAATAATGTCGAATCGAGACTCGAAATTGCGTTGGCGGGCTTCAAAAAAGATGAAGTATCAGTCTATACGGAGTTTGGAAAACTACATGTGGAAGGCAAGAAAGAAACTAAAGAAGCAGATGGCGAATTTGTCCATAAAGGATTGGCCCAACGATCCTTCCAACGAGTTTGGACGATCTCAGACGATACGGAGGTTAGATCCGTCAAGTTTGAAGATGGACTCCTTACCGTGGAATTGGGAAAAATAGTTCCTGAACATCACTCTCGAAAAGAGTATCTTTAAATATAGAAGGGGATCTTGACGATCCCCTTTTTTATTGGTAGAATAGAAGGAGGTTAATATGTATTATGACTATTAAGTTATTACTCTTAAAATCGGGTGAAGATGTTATTGCAGATATCACTGAGATGGGTACGGGTGATGAAAAGGATAGAAGAGTAGTAGGTTACTTTCTTAATAAACCTTGTATTATAAAAATGAGAGATCCTAATGTTCTTACAGAAGAACCTGATGGTCCTACAAAAGCAGGGTTTGCAGTTTCTTTATATCCGTGGATGCCACTTTCTAAAGAAGAAACTATACCTATTGCCGCCGATTGGTTAATCACTATGGTTGAACCCATAGATAAGTTAAAACAAATGTATGTCGAGGACATCGTAAATCATGGATCAAGTAATAAAGATTCTAGCACTGTCAAACAATCAGATTCTGATTAGTGAAGTTGTAGAGGTTGCTGCTATGGATATTGGGCAACCTGATTGTAAATTAATTAATCCTTGTTTAATTACTGAAGGTAAGATGTTAGAACCTTATTTAAATGATTATACGAGAGATAGTACTTTAATGATGGGATCTGATAAGATACTTACTATCGCAGAACCAACTCCAACCCTCCTTGAAAAATATCTAGATCTTATTAAAGATTGAATGATACAAACTATTTTTCCAACTTATTTCTATTCATTAATTACTCCACCTAATAAGGAAGAACTTATTGAATCTTTAACTAATGCTCCAGTTGATGAGAAGCATTCTAAAACATTAGAATGGCCTAATTCATGTCAAATAAAAGTAGAATCACTTTATCCTAATTTGGTAGGATCGGTTTTAAGTAAAACTATTGATATTTTTCTTGATCAATTAGAAGTAGAGAAGAATGATTTTGCTCATATAAAATTGTCATCTGTTTGGAAAAGCACTTATAATAAAGGTTATTATCAAGAGATTCATCATCATTATAGTGCACAAGAAAAATGTGAAATATCTGGTGTTGTATTTTTAACTGATCCTCATAGAGGTGCTTCTCGGTTTTATTTTTTTAATAAACATTATACTGAGATGACAATACCTTTGCTCCGTATTATGGAAAAGAAAAACGTAGATTGCGAAAAACGGTTTATAATTCCAAAGGTGGGGGATGTGCTATTATTTCCTTCATACATGTTGCATGGGGTTACAATGCATGAAATAGATCAACCACGTACCACTGTTGCTTTTAACATTTCCTTACAATGAAATTCTACACTAATGTCCAACTAATCGGTAACCAGTTTTTGGTCCGTGGAGTTGAGAATGGTAGAAGGTATGAACATCGTGACGAGTTCTTTCCAACTCTATTTGTTAAGTCCAAAAAGAAGACTAAATATAAAACGTTGAATGGAGAAGCAGTTGAAGCAATTAATCCAGGATCGGTACGAGATTGTCGTGACTTCTATAAGAGGTATGAAGATGTTGAGGGATTTGAAATATACGGGAATGACAGGTATATTTACCAATATATTTCAGAGAAATACCCAGATGATGAGATCAAGTTTGAC